AACACCTTCGTCATTTCCATTTTTATAGAAACTCAATTCATCGCTACTCGAATCATAATGGATGCCAATAACATCACCGGCTGTCCAAGTAGCCCCATACGAAGTCTCTACATTAAAAAGAGATTTAACACCACTCGACGCATACATGATGGCGGTAGCCGTAGCTGAACTAACGATAGGATCAAATATTAATCCAAGGTATTCAGTACCGGCGCTGACAACATCATACGTTACCTCAACATACCAACTCTGAGAAAAAACCATAGGAATGGTTGACATTGGTCTAGCGCCGCCGCCAGTATCACCTCCGGTGTAGGTGAGGTTTCCATCTGAGAATGTGTTCGTTTCACCAAGCATATATTGGCCGATCCAAAGCGGATTCCAAGTAGCGTAATTCCCAATCGTCGTGCCGCTATCGGTGGGACTGTCGAGAACTTGATTGGCAGCGGCTAATCCACTTGATGTGAAGTCGTTACCTTTACCAGATACGTCATTGCCTAAGTCAGAACTATCTTCAAAATCTAGCCAGAAACCATTATTGCCGAATGTCAAAGTAGACGGATCGATGGGTATCCAGATACCGTCTGAATTAAATTCCCCAAAGCTACTTGCATTTAGCGACAGCCCATCTATAAAGATCACTTCAGCCAGATAACCGTTCATATAACCGATTTCAGACGAACTGCCGTAAGCGGAACGTCCTACAGCCATACTTCTGCCAGATTCATTAATCGATGATGCTAAATCAGCCGATGGTTGTGACTCTGCAGTAAAAGACGTTACTGGAACACCATTAATAAATTGGCGAAGTCTTTGTCCTTCCGTAGCCGCACCGGTATCGACGCAAAACATAAAATGATACCAAGCACTAGAATCACGCAATAAGGGTGAGCCATTTAATTGCCACTGATAACCACTGTCATATTGAATACTTCTAAGCTTAGAACTCTGGACTCTAAAATAGCATTGGTCACTATCGCTGGCGGTTCCGTCTAACAAATTAAGAATATTATCAGCCACATTTACATTTGCTATTTTTGCCCAACAAGAAAATGTCCAGACATTATTATCTGTAGGAGTGCCGGGAGTAAAATGGAGGTAATCGGCTGCTCCATCGAACATACACGAGTTATCAATCGTGTAGGCAGCAGCAACAGCAGTGCCGCTAAAGAAGTTGCTTGATCCGAAAGGTCCAGACATTTTAGGTCACATTCGCTAACGCTAACTGGGGAGTGCCGAGAGCTATCTTGTCGGCAGCCCAACAGAAGTAGGGGATGACATCGATTGCCGATGCGGCGGTTGAGATCGTCAGACTGGCACCGGGAGCATAAAACTGGGTGCCCAGAGAAAGGGTTTGTGAACCCGATCCATCCTGCTCGAAGATGATAACCCCAGACTGCCCGATACTTTCCGTCGTCGGGTTAGCCAGCGTCACGTTGCCGGTCGCCGTCAGATAGAAGTTCTGATAAGTATCGAAGTCGAGTGTAGTGCTGCCCGTAGTGGTGGCATCAACGAACACACTGGCATAAGCGCTATTGGCAAAGGCCACCTTACCACTGGAGACGATGCGCATGACCTCGGCAGCAGTAGCTCCCGCCTTCATGGTTTTAAAGACCATGTCGAAGTCTTCTGCCGTAGACGTTACGTCGGTCGTCAGCGACTGGATGACACCACCAGTCTCGTTGGAGCCAGCAGCCGTCTCCGTAATGAAGTCCATGCCCACACCGATTCCGGCAGCGGGCGTCCCACTACTGGTGCGTGTCAAGGTGAGAGGATTGAGAACAGTGGTCGTCCCCGAATCTTCTTTAGCCAAAACAGCCCCGGCGCTTCCCGTAATGCCACTGGTAACGGCAAGCGTAGAACTCAATGTCGTCGCTGCCGTCACTCCCAGCGTCGAGCTAAGAGTGGCCCCACTGGTAACAGCCAGCGTACCCCCCAAAGTGGCAGCCCCGTCAATGGCAGCAGCACCTGTGCATTCAAGAGTGGCGATCTGAAGATCGGCCAAGGCATCTAAAACCGCAGCACCGCTGCCTGCACCGTCGCAATAGATAGCGACATTCTTGCCATTCTGGATAGTGACGTTGGCTCCAGCCCCTTGAGACACGTCTATGGTGCGGCTGGCAGAGAGGGCGTTCTCCATGATAAACCACGCCGTCGTCGTATTGGGTTCGATGGTAACGGTGCAGTTGCCACCGATATCCCCGGAATCCGCGAATTTAAGAACACGAAACATCCCAGCTTGTACATTGGATGTACCGCTACCGGGTGAAGCCTCGCGCACAGTAAGAGTGTGGGATGTACTGGACACCGTCACTGGAGCATACGCAGAGATGCGATCTATGATGTCCCAGTTGTAATTGGAGGTGGTTCCCCAAGTGCCAGCTTGGTCGCCACTCCCCATTTCCTCAATGCCTAGATTGGTCGTATATGAACTTGCCATGTTTACCTCACGCTGCTCTGCTTCCGATTTCGATCCAGTCCGGTGTTTGACTGGGCACAATCGGCTCCCAGATCACCGGGTAATTAAGAGTGTGGGTTGCCTCAACCCCCGTCACGCTAAAGATAAATCCGGGGGCGGTAACCGTTCCTATGGCCCCGGCACCCTGCACACCACTGGGCTGCACCACAACACCGCCGCCTTCAACCACCGTCTCACTGCCCGTCGCCCCCGCAGCCGACACCCCGGTAACCGCAATGTCGGTTCCCCCAGCCACGGTAGAGCTACCAATAGCGGCAGAGATCTCTTCACCAGTAGCCGTAACAAGAACATCTGCGGTAACGCTTTCAGTGCCGGTAGCGAACGCTCCTTCGACGCCGCTCTCGACAATGGTAACGCCGGTTCCTTCACCTACCGTATAGGTGCCGAACGAATACTGAGCCTGAACACCTGTCGCAGTAACCGTAACCCCCGTACCCTCGACAACGGTCGTCGTGCCGATACCCGAAGCAAAGGTAAGAGTCGACAGACCGCCTGTATTCCACGCCCCCTCGTTCCAGCCGGATCTTCCCCAGCCGGTTCCAAAGATAATGGTGACGGCAGCCATGACTTTACGCTAGACGAATGATGGCGTTGTTCGCGTCGTTGGCGGGATACTGGATGGTGAAGTCACCCGCTGACGACGACTTGTCTCCGCCAAAGTCGAGCACCGCTACCGATGGATCGGCGTCATGGGTGACATCCCCGCCAGTCCCTGCGGTGCTGAGAGTGGAGTTGTAGATCACCGCACATCGGGCATTTGAAATAGTGGACGAAGACCACGTCGTGTCGGCGAAGTCGAGAAACGCTGTCGGTACTGAACTGCTGTTGTCCGATAGCCCAAGAGTAACGCTGCCCAACGCCTCGCCGCCAGCCGAATAGGCTGTGCCTGTAACCTCGTTGGTCGCCGTATACCCGGTCAGGTCTTCATTTGCATCGGTTTTGCTCGACGTGAACATTGCGATCTTGAAAGTGTCAGCCGCAATCACACTGGCCCCGGTGCGCGAATGGGACATCCAGAAGTGAACACCCGCCGTTATCTGCTCCTTGTAAGAGCCACACATCGCTTGGTTAATTGCCATCTAAAGTCTCCTTATGATCTCTGCTTCCTCGTGGAACCCTTCCTTCTTCAGAACATTCCACAGCGTGGTACGGTCACTGGCGATAGCTCTCTTCATGTACTCCGTAATGACCGCCTTGACCTTCTCACGGAAGGCGAGAGCCTGCTCACGCACATGAGGCGGTGCATCCTGCGAAATAAAACAAATCCTGTTGACGGCCATCTCGGCTATCTCTTCCGGGGAGTGCCCGCGATCAGTCGTCGTAAACACTTTAACCGCACCGATCTCCCCGGTGCCTACCGATCCTTCCATCAGGTCACCGGAATCATAAGCTGCCCAGAGCGATACACGTCCTTGCGAACACGTCCTTCGCCCAGGTTCTTGATGCGGGGAAGACACTCTTGATAGCGGGTCTGGTAGTAGGTCATCAACTCAACGTCCCCCTTCATAAACACATACGCCTCGATCAGCGTTGAATACAACAACGCATCAGTGGCGTTTTGGCTCAGCCATGTCGTTGTATTGGAAGACGATAATCCCGTTGGCTCGTAGAGATAATGAAACTCCATTGTGTAGTCAGCGTCAGGAACCGGAGCCACCAACAAGTTGGTGTCGTCAAAGATCGCATAGAACTGTGGGCGTCCAGTCTCCGTCGTGTCTGGATAGGCTTCCTGTAAATAGTTGACGTCCTTGTTGAGCAGGAAATAGTAGGTGTTTGACGAGATCGCCGACAACGAAAACGGTGCCAGGAAATCGGTAGGCAGCGCCAGATACTTGTTGGCAGAGGTTAATGTCCCCTGCGTGTTCTTCCTGAACACAGGTAGCTGAACATCAAAGAGAAGCCGCTCTTCGGCATTGGCGATAAACTGATCGATCTGACTGACGAACGTCGTCTCGGTGTTATCTAGATAGTCTTTAATTGCCTGCACCAGCGTGGAGTAATTCATATCTCAGCTCGTTGTGACTGTGACAGTGCCAATGGCGGAACTGATCTGCATTGTTGTTAATCCTTGATTGCCCAGGATCTCAGCGCTATTGCCGTCACCAACCGGGTTCCAGGCGAAAAACCCCCGGCCAGCCGTACCGCCAGTAGGACGAGGCTGATAGAGGGCTTGAGGATCGTTGATCCTCACCGTACCGAGCCAGTTCTGCGGCTGATCCGGGCTCCAGACATCGTAGCCAACGTGTGACCCAGTCAGCTTTCCTTCTATGACTTCAGCTTTCAAGTCCCGCAACGGATAACGAAACCCCGTTAAGTCACAAAAACCATAGGCATACCTGCCTTGAGCGTATTTGCTCATGTCCCATAAAAGCCCTGAGTAAAGGGTATCAGGCTCAGCGTTGCTTC